ACCCTGATCCTGCTGGCAGTGCAAGAAAGACCAGTGCATCAGGGTCAACTGACCACAGTATCCTGGCCAATGCAGGTTTTGTTGTCAAGGCGCCCAGGGCCCATAACCCAGTACGCGATGGTATTAATGCTGTCAACACCAAGTTATGCACAGCAGCAGGCACAACGTCATTCTATGTTGATCCCAAGTGCAAAAAGATCTTAGAGAGTTTAGAGAAGCATTCATACAAGTCTGACAGCAGTATTCCCGACAAGGATTCTGGGTATGATCACTTTAGTGACAGTATACGTTATTACATTGACTATGTGTTTCCCCTGAAACGTGACATAGTAGCACAGGCGCCCACACGTTGGGCCCATAGAATTTAAAGGAACAATATTATGAGTACAATGCAGATCTTAGATGAAGCCCTGGGCAAGATAGCAACTGGTAACAAGCAGTATGCTTACAATAGAACTACTTGGCGCTATCTCCTGGAAAGTTATCTAGGTGGCGAAGACTACCGTAGAGGTAACCACTTGACTCGGTATCAACTTGAGACTGAAGCCGAATATGGCGCAAGACTGCGTACCACACCTTTAGAGAATCATTGCAAGGCCGTGATCAACGTTTACAACAGTTTCTTGTTCAAGGACTGTCCTGAACGTGACCTGGGTAGTATGCCCGCGGATTCGGCTGAGGTCCAAGGCTTCCTGGAAGATGCTGACATGGAGGGTCGTAGTCTCGATAGTTTTATGAAAGATGCCAGTACCTGGGCCAGTGTATTTGGTCATTGTACAGTACTAGTGGTCAAACCCAACATTGGTGCACTCACTAGAGCCGACGAAATTGCTGCTGGTGTACGCCCTTATCTGGTCATGCTGAACCCCCTGAGTGTGCTGGATTGGCGTTGGGAACGCAGCGCCAGTGGTTACTACGACTTAAAGAAGTTAAAGTACCTGGAAGACATCAATGGCAGTATTCAGACCATCAAAGAGTGGACCACAGAAGACATTACAACTTGGATCATTGATTATGACAAGAAAGTTCTGATCAGTGAAACACATGAAGTCAACGAACTTGGCAGTATTCCCGCAGTCACTGTGTATTGCACAAGAAGTGCAGTGCGTGGCATGGGAGTAAGTGATATCTCGGACATTGCAGACCTACAGAAATCAATTTACAACATGCTGAGTGAAGTGGAGCAGACCATTAGAATGGATAGTCACCCCAGTCTGGTCAAGACACCAGAGACCAATGCCGGCACAGGCGCAGGATCAATCATCAGTATGCCTGAGAATCTTGACCCTGGTCTCAAGCCATACTTACTTGAAT